ATTCTGCTGGATACAGCATAATCGAGAAGGCGTCAAATTCGTCGTTTGACAGACCTACTCGATACGAAAATCTAGCAACTTCAAGAAATGCTCTCTGTAGAGACTTAAAAGGTCGCAACGCTGAGTTACCCCTGTTGTCAATAGCATCAGAGGCATCAAAGTCGTCAGGGTTAACGTAGATAATACGTCCTGTGCGGGACGTAATAATGTTCTTAAGTCTAGTTAGAGACATTTCCTACTTTCTCTTTTGGATTATTTATGGGATGATATTAACTGCCTGCTGCCGATGCGGTGCCGTAGACACGCTCAGTCAAAGCAGTAGAAGTGTCTTCAAATCCAATTAGACTAAAGACATTGTTTTGTGTTGCACTTTCAACAATCACACGCTCACCAGGACCAACAACCAATTGAGTAATCTTATCAACGTTATTGGCAGCGTTAGTTACATCCTTAGCAATATAGTGCTGATCTTCAACAGCAGTTGCAGCGACGGTAACACTACTAACAGTAGCAAAACTTCTTGCTGCAGTGTCACTCTTGGGGACATCTTGGAAGACATCAGACGATGCAAAATCTGCCGTAGCACCAGTTTTAATTACGGTCAAAGTTGTGCCACTATAAGAGCGGACAATACCATAAGGTCCGACAGTGCTACCTGTAACTGTATATGTTGTGCCGTTGAATTCAAACGAATCAACATTGTTTGTCAGAGTGCCACCTTCCAGGTTATAAATGTAGAATTCAGTAAACTCAGGATCAGTTTCAATAGCAAGAACTCTATCGCTACCACCATAGTTAGCATTGGCAGCAGTGCCAGTTGTGCCTTCATAGTAGTAAAGGTTGCTTACCGTAACAGTGCCATTTCCAAATGCATACTGAATATATGCCCCAGAAGATCCAGGAGTGCCGTTACTTGTCTTATCTTGAGTATATTCAACACCATTATCTGCGGTTGCAGTAAAGTCACCGTCAGGACCCCACTCACCATTAACTGTTGTTGAAATTTTAAAATCCAAACCACTCAAAGAAGAGTCAGAAAGGTTGAATCTATATGTGCGATCGTTAAAGAGTGTGAGAGTATCTGTGCCATTAAACAGGTTGTATGTGCCACCTGCGGTTGTGGTGGAAAACATGAATTCATTTTCTGCGGTACCAACACCACCAGTAGAGATTGTAGCACTAGCGCCACCAGCAGTACTGACACTATCACCAGCAGTAAATTCTGTGCCACTGCCATTCAGTGTAGAAGGTCCAATATAAAGAATTGTCGATCCAGATCCCAAGTTAAGAGCAAAAAGTGTAGCAGTAGAAGTGTCACCACCAGCACCTTTGGTAATAGTATCACCAACTGCGAAGTCGCCTGTTACTGATTCTACAGTGATTGCGCGAATCGCTTCTTCTTTAACAAAAATCTCAGTGTATTCGGGTTTGTAGAAAGTCTCAAATCTGAAACTCTTTTCACCACTATCAGTAGTGATTAGTTGACCTCCTTGAAAACCTGCTGCCGACGTAATTGATTGGTCAACATTTATTCTATAAGCACTGATACGATCACCCTCATGAAGGAGATAGGTAGATGCATCCAGTGTTAGTTTTTGATCGTAATTCTTCACCGCAACATCATACGCTGCACCAGTGCCATCATTGGCAACATTTAGAATAGTGCTTGCGGACTGATCGATGGGAGCAGAATACAGCAGAGTATTAGTCGCCGCCGCTGGTTTAGATTGTGCTAAAATTCCTTGGTCTGCCATTGTTAATTATTGTCCTGCGTAGAAGAATTGTTGGAGTCGGGTCTGTCCCGTTAAGAATGCGGCACCGATACCAGCACCAAAGTTAACATCATCAAGTGTCACGTTTTCAGTAGACAGCAGCGTTGCATCTGCATCTGGGAATCTAATTGTTCTTGGACCAGAGATATTATCAACAGATAGAATAACTTGTCCAGAGAAATTACCAGAGTCTTTAAGAGTGGGACTAAACAATGTTTTGTTGCTTAATTCCTGTGTCGCCAACTCCGTGACCAGAGTATTATTATTGACGCCACTATTTAGTGTATTAGTTTCAGGGAAATCAAAGACGGAGTTAGTCAGCACGTTTTGATTAGCAACACTGAAAGTGACCTTCTTTGTTACATCCGTAGGATCTTGAAGGATCAAAGTTTCAATAGTTTTGTTTTGCAGAACCTGAGTAGCATCAGTTAGTGCAAGTGTGCCCTGAAGATCAGGGACAGTCAATGTCCTGTTTGCAGTTAGAGCATCAGTATTAAACTGAGAGTAGAATGTGCCATCGTCAGCATTAGCAACCAGTTTTAGGTTGACCATTGATTTGGACAACACTGTTTGCTCTGCTTTTGTATCAAGCAGTGTAGATGCAGTTGCTGTAGGTTCGACTGATGTAACTGCGACACCAGCATCAGGTAGGAAGTATGATCTACGCTGACCTGAAGTTACAGTCCAGTTAATTTGGAAGATTGCTTCTTCTTCACCATCTACGATAACAAAGTTATCTTCGTCAATAAGAATAGTCTTATTTCTTAGTGTTTGCTCAGTATCGTCACCAACCAGAATAGTGCCATTACCAGAAGTGATAGCAGGCAATGTCATGATACGAGTGTTTGTGCCCGTGCCGACATTACTGACTTCAAATCTTGCTTTAGGACCCTGTGCATCTTCCAGCACAAATTGTCCGTCTGCCATCAAGAATTGACCTGTTACCTTAACAGCGCCAGTGCCTTTAGGTGCTAGGACAAGATCAGCATTTGTTGCAGTATCATCAACAGCAGTAATATACAAGGAAGAGTTTTCACTACTATTCAGGATGCGAGACATGTAAACGCCACCATCACCGAAAGAGATACCAATTTGATCGTATGCATCCTGATATAAACCAGAATCACGGTCAAGGTCAAAGCATAGTCCAGGGAGATCTTTAGTCCCCTGAGCAACACCTTTGAAGAGTTGGTTAATCTTTGCCTTTCGGTTAGGAATCAATGGGTCAGATACAACAACGGGGAGAATTGCTTCTCCCGACAAGTTGGCATCTGAGATTGTTTCTAACTGAGAAATCTTTCTGGTTCCCACGGAATAATCACACTATTGGCTACAGGTTTATTTATACGGATACAATTCGTTGTATCTGATGAAACGTGCGGGGTTTGGTTTGAAGTCTAGAGACTCACACACCGCAAGATAGGATTCCCATTCTTCACTCAGGTGGGAAGGGATTTCGATTTCCGAGGAGGAGGTTGTAGAGTTCGTTTGCTTTGTCATATTGATCCTTATGGTATTGTCTCACATCATCGACGCAAGATAGAATCTCCTCATATGCTCGTCGTGCCTCGACTGCATCATCTTGGAGGTAATCATCGATGCAATCTTGCATACGATTTTTGCGCTGCTTTGCATACAAATCATCCCAGTTTTGTTGAATATCAGGGCGTCCTTCGGTAGGAGGTGTTTTAGTCCAGTAATCGTTGATTAGATCAGACATTACGCTTCGGTCGGTGAAGTTTGTTTTCGGTTGAGGTTTTGTGCAATTGTTTTACTGCTGCAATGACTTCAGGAGTTTCTTCCCAATTCCATGTGTTGCCATTCTTATCGATGAATTCTCTAGTTGCCATTGCAATCTCCTTTTTTGTTGAATTTTTTACGGCAGGATTTCAAATCTCGCATTTCATCTTTGACCATTTGATATGCATCTTCAGAAGAAAGTTTGTTTGCCATTTCCATAGCAGTAATAACTTCTACTCGTATACCAAAATGTCTGAGTGCTTCCTCAAAACAGTTTAAGTCTTCGTACATAACTGACCATCGATAAATGTGATAGTTTGACGTGGAAATGCTGCGTATTTGCAGTCCCACTTTTCAGGATAGACTTCAATGTCGCCAGTGAAATCGTATGGACTTATTTTACCATGATTTCCATTTCTTTGCACCTTAAATCCATCCCAGTCACCAGGAACTGCTGAAGTATCAACAAAGTCCTGGGTGCCTGTGTAATCTATAATATATAACCGCCCAGCAGGATCTAACCAGAAGTCTGCCAGCATACATTCCATACTTTTAGTTTGTAATGCCCTTAGATAAAATCCAGGACCCAGGTCGTATGTGCAATATATGCGGTCAAACATTCCCATTTTACCATTTCCCCACAGGACATTTCATACTTGGAATCCTAGTCTTTGCGGCAAGAATACACCCACATCGAGAGCATCTTCCCCAACGACTGTAAAACTCACATGGTTTGCAAATACGCATCCTCTCCTCTGCAAGAGTAGAGGTTTCGCCTCTAGCAGCAGACATTATTTCCTGTGCTAGTGCAATACCTTTTGCTTTCGCATCAGCAAGTTTCTTATCGTAAGATTCCATAGTATCTATGCAGTAGAAAAGGGGGCGCTCTTTCTACTTAGAGATCTTTGATACTCCCCCAGACTCCCCTTCCAGGATTCGAACCTGGGACCAATTGATTAACAGTCAACTGCGCTACCGCTGCGCTAAAGAGGATTGAGTGGAGAATAACGGACTCGAACCGATGACATCCTGCTTGCAAAGCAGGCGCTCTACCAACTGAGCTAATTCCCCACGAGAGCCAAATAACAGACTTGAACTGTTGACCTACGGTTTACAAAACCGTTGCTCTATCCAACTGAGCTAATTTGGCGTGGATTCTTCTTTCTTTAGTTTGAAATAGAGTTTGTAATACCTCTGTTTCATCTCATCTATTATAGCATTATCTTCATCAAATGCCATATATTTAGTGAGTTGGTAACAACCTTCTAACTCAGAGATAAGTCGAAGAATGTTAATGGATTTACGGGGTAATCCCCCGTGTGTCCAGTGAGAATGATCATTCATTGACGTAAAGGCCAAGGACCGAAATAGTCCTCTTTATCTAGGTCCAAATACTGATACAATGCAATATGTAGATGCCAATAGCGAAGATACCAATCGGACATCAAACCATACATTGGCAACTCATGGTAATCATTTTCATTTTGATGAAGCATTTGGATCAAGGTTTCTTTGTCCATCATATGTTGGTGGGTGGAAAGCACAATACTCATTAAATGTGATCTTCATCTCTTTATTGGTGAGATTAGCATGATCTGCTGCTTTTGGCAAATTCCACTTTGCAGTAAACAGCATTTCCATTGATTTGCGTGTCTCAGGTCTCATCAGTTACCCCAATATTCTCCATGAAATTTTTACGAAACTCTTCAACCTCGTCAATGACTTCCTGAGCAATAGGAGGACCAGATTGTACAACAGGAGCAAGAATTACAGCAGCACCATCAGGTCTTTCGATACGCCAAACGCAACGATTGCGCTCACACATATCAACCAGAAACTCAAGATACTTTTCTGCTTCTGCTTCAGTTACAGAAATAGGTGTATTCATTCTGATACAAAGTGAAAATTTTCTTTGTTGGTAGAGACAAACTGATATGTAATCATATCTTTGTCTACCTTTTCTTGGATTTTGGCAACCATCTTGGCAAAATTCATGCCCTCTCGGCGTCCATGCTCCCAAACAATTTCTTGATCATATCCCTCATTGTCCATGAGTTTCAATGACCTTTCTGAGAAGTTGACCCAGATGTGCTCTAGATAGGTGTCTTCGGTCATGGGGTGCCTTGGTTACTCACATATTATAGGGCATCAGGGGGAGGGTGTCAACCTCAGTTGAGGTTGATGATAAGTGCCTTAATATCGCAAACCGCAATAGCAGCGATACTGATAGCAGCACCTGCCTTGAGACTGATAGCAGCGCCAGCGTTGAGGGTGATAGCACCTGCACCAACGTTAGCAACAAAAGCACCAGCGCCAACAGTAAACAGGGCACCACCAGCAGCACAAGTTACTAGGAAGGGTCCAGGAGTCGTAATAGTGAATGGAGGTGTGGGCACAATACCAGGAAGTTGAGTGAAGGTGATTGGACCCTTAACATTATATACCACCGAGCACAGAGGTGATGGTGAAGTCATGCCAATGTTGTGCAGTTCTTGCGTAGCATTGACAGTAAAGTTACCGACGTTGCAGTTAAATTCACCACCAGAGAATGTGGATGTCTTAAAACCATTTTCGAGTTTAGATCCTGCCATCTTCAACTCTCTGCATCCGACTTCTGCCTCGATAGCATTAAGTTTGAAGTTTGCACCAGCAACCATCAGATCCAAGTCAGATCCAAAGGTCATGGTATGCTTTTGGATCTTATCAGCACCGTCTTTCTTTTCGCCCTTGTTATCAACCTGCTTGGGAGCACCTTGAGCATTGAAGAAATAACCACCACCAACTTCAATGTGACAGTCACCTGTGACCTTCAGACGATAGTCACCATTGATTGTGCGGACATAATCACCATCAATAGTCCCGCAGTCGTCACCATGCACCTCATGGGTGTAGTTTCCAGGGAAACTTTCATGGTCGGCAACATAGTTTGACTGCTCTTCACCAGACTGACTCTGTGATTGTGCCTTGGTGTATTTTTTAACTTCTTTATCTACTTGCTCTTGAGATGCACCAGGATTTTTCTGGCGATACTCTTTCTTTGCC